ATCGCTGGCACCAACCGTGGAAACCGAGAACGCACTATTAAGGTCATAGACGCCCTGGGTTTCGATACGGTGCTTCGTCGCCTTGCCGATTGAACCAGCGGTCTGAACGATCACGGGGAACCGGGAATCCTCAATCGCTTCCTCTGAAGCAATCAGGGTGTACCCGTATTTCACATGAGTCCATTTCCGCATCGGGCCGGGAACGAACTTGGTTTCAGCCGCGTTTTCGTACTCGCCAAGAGCAGGCGGCATCGGCAGTTCGCCAAACAACGCCAGTTCTTCGTACTGATCCTTCGAGCCTCGCACATCGCACCATTGCGTGTATTCCTCTGGATGAGCATTGAGGTATTGGAACACCGCTTCCTTTACCCTCGCGTCATACAGGTTCGCCATATTAGCAGATAAGGTAGCCATAATTTAATCTCCTTCTTGTTTTGTTTACGCTTGCAGAACTCTGGACTGCATACCGCCGATGAACCGGAAAATGACGCGGGGATTCGTGTCGCCCACATCATCAATCAGCCCAACAACTTCAACCTTCTTCGTGGTCACGTCGGCAATGTCAATCAGCCAGTCCGTGCCGGACGCGATCAGGGAATAAGCCACCCCGACTTCCGTGCCGAGCAGAACATAGGCTGTTGATCCGTTGATTAACGTGCCTTGAAACAGGTTGTAATCATTGGCCTCGTAGTAGGGAACCGCTGCTCCCGTCACTCCGGTCGCATCTTTGACGGCAATGCCGATGATTTTGGTCGCATCTGTCGTGCCAGCCCAGATTTC